CCAAAATATATTGTGGCAAATAAATCAACAGTTTTGAATTTACAGTTGCTTGATTGTTATCGTAAATTGCTCGCAATACACTTGATGTATCTTGACTGTAAGTTCTCACTGTGAGACTGGGATAACTGTTGGGGAAAATCTTCACAGGATTTAACAAATCAGCCATGGTGTTTATGTTAGGCGTTTTTACGCCAAATACTGCCAACACTTGCTCTAGATCTGTACCTGTGACATTTAGCATGCCCAAGTAAGCCAGTCGTTGTAAATTATCAGCAACATTGACATTTGGATCTACTATGTCGTTGATGTTGGCTTGATTGATCCCGGCTTGTGTTAATGCGTTGCTCACTCCAGGAGTGATATTGGTCAGTGTGGCCAATCGACGTAGCAATGCAGCAGGTGATCCAAAGTTACCAAGATTGTCAAGATCAATCATTTGTCCCAATGCAGTTAGATCTGTACCAAATGATCGCATGGCCAATGTGGCATCGCTGAGATTGCCAGTGATCAAACTATTCATGCTGGTGAATGTTGATCCCAAATAAGTTTGACTATTGATACTGCTGTTGATATAACTATTTGTGGCAACCACATATCCCTGTGCTGCTGGGAATACTTGTGCAAATACAGTGTTGTTGCCATTGCCAAGATAACTGTTGCCTCGAGTGGTTACTATTCCAGTAAATCCAGTAGAAATATTTGTTCCAAGTCCGCTGTATGCCGCAGGAGTATTGTCAGCCAGTGCCGGCACAGTACTGGCACAAAATGTAAACATACTGGTCAATGTATTAGCACTGATATTGGCTGCTGATGAGTTGGCCACAGCAGCAAAGAATGGTGTGAGTAATGTTGTACCAGTATATGAATTGACTGCGGCAGTCCAGGTGTTGGCAATTCTGACACCGCTATTGCTGCTCAGTGCAGCACCGGCAATCATTTGTAAAGGAGTTAATATACCAGTGGCCATGTGTTATCCTGCAAATACATCTGAACTGCCTGTGGCCACTGCGGTACAACCAGCCAGTCCATCGCCCACTCTTGCCAACGCAATGCCATCAACAAACACACTAGAACTTCCACTAGAAATAGGAGCAACATGTGCAGGGCACGGGTTACCAGGGCGTAGATGAGGAGTGCTCTGATCCCCAACTCTGGCTGCAGGTTTTGAATTCACAAATACTGTAGCACTGCCCTGTGCAATGGTAAATCCACTGCAATGAGGAACTCCTTGATCACCCAATCTTGCCACTGGTCGCATATGCTTTCTCCATGAGTCTATTAAAGAGACCTAGCCAAGCATCTATCTCTTGGTGCTGCTGTTTAGTATGCGGCTCCGGAGGTATTTCCGGAACAAATTCTATCACATGGTCTAGGTCATCGGGGATATCGTCATAGCAATCATACACTTCAATCTCATCATGCCGCATGATTACAAATCTATGTCCCATAATGTATTTATAGGAGCAAAAATCAGATCAATTGTATGTTGGTTGTGCTTTGCATGTATTGGTCAGCAAACGTTTTGTCGCTGGCCACTGCCACAGTCACGGTGCTTTTGTTCAATGAAATATCCTTGTCCGGTGCCACTGTAAACAAGTATGGCATGAGTCCAGGACCTTTAGCCCCCATAGCAATCACCATGGGTTTTGATAGTTTGTAATGTGTGGCAGTTTCTTCATTGAGTCTTGCTACCAATTCCTCACCTGATGTGAGCTTGAGTGTGACCACTTCGCCTGCGCTAACGCCTTTGTCTATTAACATTTAATCTCCATATCCGCCGGCGGTTTCTTCAATGTATTTTCTCAGCTCTGTGAATCCGCCAACGTGATTGTTGTTCACAAAAATCTGTGGTACTGTTCTTGCTGTGGGCACTGCTTCCAACAAGTCTTCTCGACTGTATCCGTGCCCAATTTTTCGTTCTTCATATGCAATGTTCCGCTGCTCCAATAGAGCCTTGGCTTGGTCGCAGAATGTGCAATTGTCTTTTGACCATACTATGGCTGTAGCGTTCATGGTGTTCCTTTATAGATTAGGTAGTTGATCGTAGTCCAGGCTTTCGCTCATGACTCCAATAACATAGTTAGTTGATTCGTTCTCTTGCAGTGCAGTTTGTTTCTTCGACGTGTCTGAATGCTTGTTAAACCAAGGGATAGGAGTGCTACGCGGTGCCGCTGCTTGATATTTGATGCCAATATCTTTGAGCGCACCAACTGCTGTGTAATCCACAAAGTCTTTGAGAATGTTGGCATTGAGTCCAATCACCGGGCCCATTTTAAACAAGTAATCAGCCCAGGCTTTTTCTTCACGAATCACATCCTGGTACAAGGCATATACTTCCTGTTCACACTCTACTTTAATGTCAGCAAAACGGTTGTCTTCTTTGATAACCTGGTTGATAAGATAGGCAGTCCATCCTTTGTGCAACAGCTCGTCTTGAAGAATCAACCCAATGATGTTGCCATTGCCAATGAAGATTTTGTTCTCAACCATGGCAAGGCTTGTGGCAAACGAAACCATGAACCGGAATGCTTCTAGTGCATAGCTGGCATGCAATGCCATCCAGATTGCCTTGATATGTTGTTTCTCATTGACGGTTTTTGGACTGATCTCTTTGAAACAATTGAGTTCGTGAAGTTTATCATAATACTGGCCTACGCTAGAAGCCATGTCTACGATTTCAGCTGTGTCATGAATGGTATTGAAAACATCTTTAGGCACGTTGTAGATATTACGGATGATGTGACTGTAACTCTTTGAATGAATATTTGTTTCAAAGAATCCCCAGTTGTACATCAATGCTTCCACTTCTGGCAGGCTGCATACTGGAGTGAATACTTGTGTAGGCCCACGACCTTGCAAACTATCCAGAGCTGTTTGACGCAGCAGATTGCTGGTAAAGATATGCTTGACTGCATCGCTGGCATCCTTGAAGTCATTGGCATCTTTGCTGAGACTGATCTCTTCAGGTTGCCAAAAGAATCCACGTGCAGTGGCTTCAAAGTCTGCAATCTTTTTATACTTGACTTCTTCAAAACGTTGGACAGTAACCGGACCTGCTGGATCCAGAAACATCTTACGATTCAAGTAATCTGTTTTTGTGGTTAGGTTGTATTGTGCTTGGCTCATTGTATAATGCTGTCGGCGGTGACTTGAATATTGCTAATGCTCCAGTATGATCCTGTGCTGTTGCACAATGCACCCCATGCACAACTGTTGTTCCACCATGGTGCAGAACCAGGTCCTGTTGGGCTGTAACCTTGCCAAAATGCTAGATTCAACCAGTAACCATTTTTCATACTAGTGACCAATGCAGTCATATCCACAGTACCACTACCTTCTGCACCTGTGCCAATCAAACTATTATATACTACCACGCTCTTGCCATCTTGTGAATAAGTCACTGTCATGGTAGGAGTTGTTCCGTATGTGAAATTGGTTACCATATCAAATGGTCGGGTCATGTCGATAACACCAACCATGTTATGCAACCCGTTGGTAGCAGTGGTTGAACTGGTCATTGACGAATAGTTAAAGCAACTGTTGTTGGCAGTTTCTGCAAATGCATACTCAAATCGTTGTGGAGCACCAGACCCACCTGTTCCCAAATGCACAGTAGATTGTGTAATCTTGTTGCCATTGGTTTCTAAGAAATCAATCTCTTGGCAGTTCCATTGATTGTTATTTCCACCTGCATCACAATAGTTGGTGCCTTTTGGTTGAACGCCAGGCTGAACTGGATTTGATATCATATAGAAACTGGCATTAACATAGTTCTGTGCAAGTTTTGACAAATCAATAGTTGCTGTGATTTGGCTGATGTTTACATATCCGTGTTGTGATACAAGTCTTCCTGCTTCACAGTTTGTTCCTTCACCAAAGGTGACCGAGTTTCCAGAGATGACCGGATCAGTTCCACACTTGTTGTAGTCTACTACAAACGAAGGAGTAAATGTGTTTGCTGTTGCAGTAGGAGCAGGTGCTTTATTGCAAGCCGCCAATACCAATATGCTTAATATAACTAGCAATTTTTTCATGCGTTTTTTCCTTTAAAGTTTACACCATTTTCAATCTTGTTTTTTGACTTAGATCTCAGACACATCGACAGTAACTTGTACACCAGTTTCATTGATCCATCTATTCCAATATACATACCAGGTGGGATCATTTGGTTTGCCTATATCTAAAGCCTCTTGATTTATCCAGGTATATCCAATGTCAGTACCTTCGGAGTTGATAGGAGATAGTTCTAATACTCCTTCATCTATAACTTGTTGCCTAAATGCAAGTTGTCTAGCTTGAGCTAGAGCATATTCATCTTGTTCTGCTTGTGATAAGGTGCCAATCCAATCTTGAAATGTAATTGGTGTGGTCCCTTCCGGCCATGTGTATATCCAAATTTGTGTTACAGTCATTTTTTTTCCTTTAAAGTTTACACGATTCACAATCTTCTTCATTATCAAAGTTGATTGGTTCCAACATTG